GTCCGTCGCGCTTGCGCCTCCGCCCGGAATTTGCCCAAGGCTAAACGGCTGAAAGAGCGTCACTTCCTTGCCGCCCAGCATGCCCGGCAGCTTGATGGAGGACAGCTTGTTGAGCAGCACCTCGGCACCGGCGAGGATTTCGTTGAAAGCATCAATCCAGAATTTGATTACCTGCTCGGCTGCTCCACGAAAGACCTCCGCAACACCAGCCGCTACGCCGGCCATCGCCGAGATAGTGCTATCCATCCAATCACGAAAGGCGCGCTCACCGTCCTTGCTGGCCTGCTGATTCCGCCTCGATGCTTCCTCGTACTTCTCCGCAAAGTCGAGAATTGCCACAGCGCCGTCGGCAAATGCCTTGCGCAGTCGAAGCCCCACAACCGCAGCCGCGTCGCCGACACGATCCAGCTTCGCGCTTACTTCTGCGTCGATGAGCGTTCCGGCCCGCTTTGCTTCTTCTCCCATATCGGTAAAGCCGCGCGCCATCGCCTGAAGCATCGGCTGGAACTTCGCGCCGGAGCGGCTGAAGAACTCGACCGACGCCGAGGCGCGCTTCGCCGGGTCCTCAATACTGAGGATCGCCGCCGCTACTTCAGAGATCAAAGTTTCCGTTGGTCTGAGCTTGCCCTGCGCATCGAGTATCTTGACGCCCAACCGATCAAGAGACTCGATCATCGCCTTGTCGCCGTTCGCCGCCTCGCCGATCTTCTGCGTGAACTTCGCGATGCCAGTCTCTAACTGCTCGAACTTGACGTTGTTCTGCACCGCGGCGAGTTGCAGAGCCTGCAAACCTTGCACGGTGATGCCCATCTGATCGGATAGTTCACCGAAGTTGGCGACGGCGTCGAGCGAAGCCTTCCCGAATTGAACCAAACTGCTGATGACGGACACCAAGGAAAACGCGACAAAGAGGCCCCGTACCTGTTGCCACGCCGAAGCAAAGGCTCGTGTCGCAATAGACGTCTGGCCAAGCGCCGCCTGCTGCGCCTGCAGGGCACGAACCGAAGCCGAGATCGCCTGACCCTCGGCAGACAACTCGGCCACACCTGCGCGCCGCAAGGCAGCATAGCGGGCGCGCTCGGAAGCAGAACGCGCAAGCTGCTGCCTTTCGAATTCCAGCGACGCGATGGTCGACTTGACCCTGCGACTGAAGTCCTCCGTCGATCGCGCCGCTTCCTGCGTCGACCGCGACCATTTCTCTGCTGCGCGTTCAGCAGCGCTCGCGGCCTTCGGTAGTTCGCGCAGAGCTACGGTCGCGTCTTTGACCTGATCCGACCGTACCTCAAGGGAGAGTGCAGCTACTTCCGTCATTCATCACCCTCCCTTCTTTTTCAATCGATCGCCGATCGATCTCAGCAGCGAGCGCACGCCCCTCGTATCGCTCGCAGGAACAACGTCAACAGCTTGCGGTGTTGCATTCGCCGCAACCTGCTTCTGAGTGGACTGCAAGAGCGCGTCGTCGATTGCTTCGATTATCTCAACTTCCCAGGGGGTGAGACGAATCCCACTCCGGCGCACGAAGGCGTCTATATCCTGCCAGCCGACTGGGTTGGCGCTGGCGAATCCGGCGCCGATGCGACGTCGCAATCGGTGATAGACCTGCCAGAGATAGGCCACTTCCCTTGGGAAGGCCGGCATCGCCAACTCGGCCTCAAGTTCGGCGACCTTGGCCGCATCATTCTTTCGGCGAGCCTGTTCGAGTCTGCGCTCAAAACCTTCCCGCCGCGGGCGGCCGCCGTCGTTGGCAGTCAGGTAAAAATGGCGCTCGGCAAACCGGACTAGGTCCGCGCCGAGCGCTTCATAAAAGAGTTGTCGTCCAGGATGAACTCGACCGCCTGATTCCGCAGCCGCCACATCTTGGGCAGCATCAGGAGTTTGCGCGCGTTCTCCTCGCTGAACGGAAAGAGTTCACCGCCGACAGTGACATCGTCGCCGTTGCTGAGTTTCGATGACCAGCCGACCGTTCTCTCGATAATGAAATCGACGTTGTTGCGATCGACCTGTTCGGGCGTCACAAGTTCCGCCTTGTATTTCCTACCGTTAACCTGAGCTTGCTCTTGCTCCGCACTCTTCTTGAGGCTTTCTCGTGCGATACGATTCTTCTGTGCCACAGCCTTGGGATGGCTCGGGCTCGCCATCGTCCACGCCCATGTAGCGGTGTCGCCGTTTGCCAGTGGAACGGTGACGAGCATGGTCGCTTCGTCGTCGCTGGACAGAGATTCGAACAGGTCAAAGCCGATATCGGTCACGTTGTATATCCTTCATGGTGCCGGGATGCCGGGTAGGGACCGCCCGCCCCGGCAGACGGGCGGCCCCCTTCTCTCGCGAGAGAGATCGATCAGGAGCCCGTCGGGTCTGCTGGGTCCTCGTAGACCAGGCTGTTAATGCCGACATTGAAGGTTCGCCGCGTCACGGCATTCACATCCGCGACGTTGACCGCGCGCGACATCACTTGGCCGGCGAAGTAGAACGTCGAGGGGGAATACGCCGAAGTCGGTTCATCGTTGAGAACGATGCGAAATCGGTAGTTGGACGGAGACTTCTCCGCCGCGACTGCTGCCAATTGTCCGGCATCCTCGGCGTCGTAGCCGCACACGATCGCTAGCGTGCCAGCATCGCGAACGCCCTTCAGCTTGAGCATGCGCTGGGCGCCGAGATCCGCGAACGTGATCGGATTGGACTGATCGCCGAACTCACCGATCGACTCGACTGGGGTAATCTCGTCCCAGTCGCCCTCGGTGACAGCCTCGAAGTTCGCGAGGCCGGCAGCCTCGCTCAAAGCCGAAAGAGTGCTCAACGCAACTTCCGGGCCGATATATACGCGCGTGCCCGCGGACGCACTGACGTTTGCCATTTGGGGTCTCCTTCAATGGCGTGAGAGGACCCCGGCCGACGGCGCGGGGCAGTTATCCAGGTCGCGCCTGGAATTTCTGAGAAACAAGAAGTCGAGAGCTTTAAGCTAGAACCTCATATCGAACATCACAGCGCGTCGCCCATGACACTCCGTTATCCGTCTTGGAAGCTGGCGTAACGTCAGGCGCACGCTGAATGCGAACCTTAATAGCGTCCTCGAACAGTGCGAGGTCGACCGGAAAATGCTCGGCGATCTCACCGGCAAGCTGCGTTGCCGGTTTCGGACCGCCCAGCAGCGGCGTGTAGATCATGAACTGCAAAATGCCTTGGCGCAGGTGTGGGTCGGCGCTGCCCAGCAGCCAGCGGGTATTCGTGTTCGGAAAGTGCATGACTTCGACATAAGTCGACGGTTTTTCATCACCGGGCGCTGGGAACTCCCTGTTGGGCCACGCGATAGGCGGGTCGCCCGTCGCATTCAGCGAAAGCGTGTGTGTGAACAACGCCGCCTCGATAGACTCCTCAATAGTGGCCATCTCAACCAGCCTTCACGCGTCGCGCGGCGGCCTCAGCAACAACGGGCCATAGCTGGGCAGTGAGACGCGCCATAGCGTATTTCTCCTCCACTTTGTGAGTGTAGGGTGCACGGAACCCGAGCCACGCCGTCTCGCCGACTTCAACGCCGGCCACCGCGTTGTTAATGGAGTCGGACGGGTCGCGAAACTTCTTCGTCTTCCAATCAATCGTCGGCGGACCGCCGGTTGTCACCGTGCGCGAGTTCGCAAGGTTGCCCGAAACCTTCGGCGTTTTATCACCCAGCGTGTCGGCGAGCCCGCGAATCGCTTCGTGCAGGACCTCTGTCTGCTTTATCTCCGTTTTCGCGGCCCATCCTTTCACAGCAGCGGCGAAGCTCTCAGCCATGACGCCACCTCACGAAGCGACGATGATGTGGAACACGGCAGCCTGCCCCGACGCAGGGACAGCCTTAATCTGCTTGATCACTCTAGTCGAACCGTCGACCTGCAGCGTGTCCGACTGTCGGGGCTCAAGATCGACAACGTTGCCATCTACATCCCGCGCCTTCGGCGATGCGATCACCATCTCGTCCGTTGCCAGGATCGTGGTGTCGTTGACGTACTCGGCAATTACGCCATCGACGCGGGCGTCCAGGGTGTAGGTCGCCGTGGTCGGCGTCCCCGGTATCCATGGCGTACTCGGATCAGGCGTCCCAGGCGTCGAACGCGTCAGCGTGACTGTACCAACACTCCACTTATTGAGGGTCGCGGCAACACGGCCGCGTGCGAAGTCGTAAGCGTCCGACATCAGGCGAAACTCGGTGGCGCTCGATAGTCGTTCAGCGCATCGTAGAGCGGTCGCGACAGCCCGCTGGTGTCAATCGCATC